CCGTTAACACGGCTGACTGCTGTAGGGATGCACCTTGATTCCCTCCACATGATCCTGTCGAACACGCTGATGGGAAGTCCGTGTTTACGGAGCATGGTGTGCCACTGCTGGCATTTCCACTGGGGTGCAGCTGATGCTTGCATGGACGGTGTAAATAGGGTGAGTACTGCGAAGCAGAGCAATGCACGTTTCAATCTTCTCTTCTTTGATAGTCCAATAATTCAGTCTCTGTGATCCATAGTTCTTCGTCTTCGAAGTTCCAGTCGTACGGAGGGTCTTGCCAGTGGGTCTCAATGTCAAGGGCTTGGTACATGCCGTAGATGAGGCATGAGAAAAAGGCTAGTAGCGGAACGGTGACTAGGAACATCATGCGAGTGCCTGCCGTCCTTCTTCGGTGATTTTGCAGACCTGCATGGCCGAGCCTGCGCTGGACAGACGGGTTTCGCCTGTTGGGATGATGAAACCGCCTGCACGGAGTTCGGAGCATCGCTTCCAGTAGCAGCACTTTGGCTTCAGAGCCAGTCCTGAGGCCGTACCAGCCTCTTCATCAGTCAGTCCGCCGTGTTGGTACTCAGCGAGCAGAAGCATCGCCTGTGTGGCTCTACGGGGCTTAACATCGCCACCAGCCTTAATGGATGTAATCGGGTCGGCACTGCGGAACAGTGGCAAGTCGTCAAACATGTTGTCTCCTTTGTTTAGGGGCTCTTGGTAGCCCGTGTAAACATTCTGCCCAATGTGTAAACACAAGTCAAGCATTAGGGGGGACGGAGAGGCTAGGCGCAATGGAGAACTACCTAGCCCCTCCTAGCGACTGACGAAACCAAGCGCCAGCCACGTACTTACGGCTTCGGAAGGGCTCTCCAAGCCTTCTCAAAAGCCTCAGGGGATTCCCAATCGTTTGACACTTCAACATGCAGCCATGCACCGCCGGGTGTGCCTGCGTTGTCGGTCTTCGTAAACACTTTCACGCCTGCTTCACCTTCGCCACGGGAACAGCGGTAGCCCCTGCCCCAAGCGGTTTTGTCTTTCGGGTCTTGCTTCGGGTTCAGGTACGAGTAGTCATGCACTTCGCAGATCCGCAGCTCTTCGCTGTATTGGATGAGCCAGTCCCATGCTTCTTTTGCGGTGGCACGGCCTGCACGGGTGGCTGGGTAACCCATGTCGACACTGAAGCCTGTCGCATGCGTACTCATATTCTTAGAGCCTCGGGCGTTTCTTAAGACATACATGCCTAGGTTGGTGAATGCCCAACGGCGTTTGCAAAGGTCGTAAAACTTCTTTGTCACGGGGTCTGTGGCTTTGCCGTCCCACGCAGGGTAGTAAGGGTATTTACGGCTCATAGGTAACGCTCCAGCACCGTGAGGGTGTGGGTTCCGCTGTCGGTCATAGCCCACAACTCATCATCAGAGTCCATCTCAATGGTCAAAATGCCTGCTGCCTTTTCGTAGAAGAAACCTGTTGTGGTGCTCACTGTGTTGGTGGCTCCGATGTACATGGAGCCGTTGGTGACGTGGATGTTGATGATCCGTGGCGTTTGTGAGGTGCTACTGATTTTGACGGGTGTCGAGGCGATGCTGTATTGGGCTGAGGTCATCATGGTGCTGGTGGGTCTTTCGGTTTATCGCGGAGACCATTAGCTGCGAGCAAGCCCACAAGGGCACCACTAAGTGTCATGAGCATGGGCGAGAGGGTTTTAAACGCCTCAGCATCAAGTTCAGCCATTTCTTGAGGCTGTACCACGAAGAGCAATCCAAAGAGCATTGCGACCACGGAAAACACAAATGAAGCGGTGAGCCCCAGTGCAACGATTAGGACGATTCGGGCTTTGACCTCTTCGTTGGTCATGCGGTTTTCGGGTTTCATGGGCACTTTCTTTCTAGTAGGCCGTTGGCGGTGGTGGTTTCGCAGTTGTGGCGTGTGCGGTCAGCGCAGGCCGTGAGACTAAGAACCAGTAGGAGCGTCATCAGTAGGCGGTTCATTCTTTTCCTCAATCTCGGCGTCTATTTCGTAGATGACTAGTTCACCTGTTGACCAGTCATGGACAAGTTGCTTTTCTGTGTTGCTCATTAGTTTTGGTATCCAAACACTTGGTATTCGACTGTTGCAGTTCCTGTGCTTGTAAACAACTGAAAGCCCGTGTATTGACTAGAAGTTCTACTCATGCCACCGACCGTGTAGTTGTATCCAAGGTTTACATCAACAACATTTCCTTGGTGAGTCGTGGTTGCTGCTTTGTTTGCATTGAAAACATCAAATGACATAGTCAACAAACCAGTTGTGGACTGCCCGTAAAACACTGGGTCGTTGCTACTTCTTTGATAATAGACGACAGCGTTTGCACCGTGCTCGGAACCGATACCACCTTGAAAGTAGTTTGTCGTCTCGGGCGTTGTACCGACGATGTATCTCATGTCAACACGGTTAGTTGTTGAGCGAGCAGTGACATTTAGAAGCAGTCGGTATTGTTTATAATCAGCGCCGAAAACGCCTGTGACATTGGTTGCGCTAGTGGTCAGCGACAAAGTACCGCTAGCCACCTTCCACAAGCCGACAGCGTTCATGTCCTGAGCGCGCAAAACCTCGCCCGCACTGAATGATGGATAAGTCATAATTAGATTCCCAATCTGTTTTGGTCAAGAACGCCAAGCACGGCGCTATCAAGTGTAAAGAAGTTAAAGTTCTCACTGGCGCATAGATCCAAAGTGATACGAGTCGAGTCCGGGGTCGCCGTCAACTGCTGACCGATAATCGTGGCGTAAAAAGTGGTGCCCCTGAAAGTAATTTTGAGATAGTCAGTACCGTTCAAAGTTGCCAACTGATTAGGAATAACAGCCCCACTCTGTTGCTGTTCTTTTGTAAACGAAATTGACAACGGAATTGATTGTGAAGCAGCTAAGAGACCTGCATATCTTTGAGCCACAGCGAGAGCAGTAGTTGAACTATCGCTGTAGGTCGTGGTTTCAAAAGCGTTGTTACCCGAGCCGACAGTCTGCACAGAACCACCCACAGGGGTGACAACCACTTTGCTGGCGTAGTTCAGGTTTACGGAACCAAAGTTCAAAGCGTCATAAATACATTGAGTAGAAGTTGTCACATTGTCTGTGAACTCGTACATGGTTGTGGTGCTGTCGTTTGGGTCAATCCAATACAGCGCAGGCCGTTTGTCCAAGTAGGTCGTGTTAACTGGGTAAACCTTGTAATACCCGGTTGAATAATTAAACGCTGGAAAAGAGGTTGCCGTTCTAGCCAATCGAGCAAAAACGTCCAACCCGTTTTGGTTAGTAATTGACTGTGCGCTTACGGGGCCACCAAAAGGCAGACCAAGGTCATCGCCTGCAAGACCAACGTTTACGCTTTCGCAGACTTGCCCTGCGCAGGCTCCCGAGTTGTTTGCGTTGGCAGTCCAGTTAGTTGTGGCAAGTGAACGACCAAGAGCAGAAAAGCCCGATTCAATACGCATTGTCCATGTGTCCATTGACGGCCTTAAACCGTAAAAGACTTCATAGTTTGTGACCTGATATATGAACTCGGGACTGCCACTGTTAATAACAGCGACATAGTCACCAATGGCGACAGTGCCGAGGTCAGCAGGTAAACGCCCTGTCAGCGTCCACACTGGCGGAGACCACTGATCTGTTAGTTGCCGTAAACCGTATGTAAACGAAAGGCTTTGCACATTGGTCAACTCAACCCATGAGGTGCCGTTGTGCTTGTAAACATTCCAGTCGTAGGAAGCCATTAGCCAGTGACCTTGATAGGTACGTTTCCGTTTGTTTTCATGTAGCGCCGAAGGGCGTCCACGACAGCGTTCGGGTCTCCGCCGTTTACGTTGATGGTGACGTTGTTTCCGCCTCCCATGCCAAACTCGCCAGCACGAGACAAAGGCACAACAGCCTCAGGGCCAGCCTCGCCAATCATCGCCAGCGTAGGGCTAGTCACAATGCCACCTGCAGCCAACATCGGAATGTTCGGAACATCGAAGCCCTTACCGCCGAGACCCGGAACCCAGCCGGGCACCTTAAACGACAACTTGCCAATCGTGTTATTCCACAGCGCAGCAATGCCATTAAAGACCGTCTTAAACACTGTCAAAAGAGCCTGCACCGCTGGAATAGTGACGTTGTTGATCCAAAACTTAATCGCCCCGAACACCCCGTCAACGATGACTCGAAACGCCTCAAACTTCTTATAGGCACCGACAAGGGCAAGTGCCACAGCTGCGACACCAAGCGCAATAAGCGAGAACGGGTTGAGCGCCATCGCAAGGTTTACAGCAAGAATGGAAGCAGCGATGACACCGATAGCAGCGCCCACAGCGAGGATAATGCCGGGATGATCCGCAGCCCACTGACCTAACTTTTGCAGGTAAGGCAACACGGCTTCAATGGCTGGGAGCAGTGCAGCGCCGATGGACTCTTTTGTTTCTGACAGGGCAAGACCAAGACGCGCAAACTGTCCTTCTGCTGTGCCAGCCTTCGTGGTTGCAGCGCCACCAAAAGTGTCTGCCAAAACGGACATGGCGCCTTCAGCGTCAAGGCCGTCTTTGATGAGTCCTTTGAGTTTGGGGTCTAATTTGCCTAGCGCTGCAGCGTTACCGCCGTACGCTTTCGCAAGAGCGTCTGTGACCGTTGATAGAGGCTTACCCGTGGCTGCAGCAATGTCCATTGCCAGCGCAGCACCCTGTTGAGCCTTCGTCAAGTCGCCTGTCTGCGTAACCAGTTTGGCGATAGCCGGGCGGAGTTCATCATCAGAGACTCCTAGCAACTTGCCCTGTTGGGTAATCCATTCTTCGTTTGCTTTGATTTGAGCATCAGTTGCAGCAGTATTACGACCAATGGCTTCGGCAAGAAGTTCCTGCGATGCAGCGTCTTCCATAGCGCCTTTAGTGGCGTCAAACAATGCAGCGCCTAAACCAGCAACAGCAGCGGTAGCAGGCACGAGCGCCTTCTTAAATGCAAACTTGGTTTTAGCAGCTGCACCGTCCAGTTGAGCAAACTCTTTTTTGGCTTTTTCAACACCCGAAGAGTCAAACTCGCTAAAAATGTTTAATACGACAGACATGGTTATATGTTCCCACCGCGTCCAACTTGACGCATAACGCTCGAGACCAAGTCTTTCAACTGACCTTCTACTTCGGCTTGCTTGACTTCATAGGCACGGTAAAGGACTCGAGAAGGCTCACCGAATCTACGGTTTAACTGCTGCGCTAAATCACCTTTGCGCGACATGTCAAAAATGGTTGCCTGAGTGCCACCCCAACGGATACCGAACACGCCGACATTTTGTTTGAACCCGAGACCCGTGTCGCGGATCTTCTTGCCTGATGTAAACGCTTTCAGATTTTTGCGAACCATCATGGACTGCCAGTGCATAATTTCCTTGCCGGACTGACCCTTCCATGAATACTTCATGCCTGACAACGGAGGGTCAACAGGCATACGAGAGTAAGCCTCCTGAATCACAGGTTGCATAATCTGCTTGAAGTCCTTGGTGACTTGCCTACGGAGCTTCTTGTCAATCTCATTGAGTTCTTTGAGAGCGTCCTTGAGACCAACGACTTCCATGCCAAATTCAGCGGCCACGTTTACTCTCCTTTGCTCTCTGCTTGAGCACATCCAACATGGTGTGCAGCTCTTGTGTATCGAATGGAATCTGATGAGGCCAGAACCCCGTCTCCACTGCTAACTCGCAGAGGGTTCGGAGGTAAGAGCCTCTTCCGTAGGGTTTGCGGTGTCCTCGCTGACAACTTCGACCGACACCAGTTTCTTGATGTAATCATCAAAGACTGCTGGCACAACGATGCTGTTCTGCTTAGCACCCTCAAAGGCGAGGAAGGCTAGGTGCTCCATGGCGACACCTGAGGCAAGGTCAGATGCACGGATTTTGAACTTGCGCTCAAGTGCCACAATGGAATACAGGTTGGTTGTGACCTGATAGGTCTGCCCGTCTTGCTGTTCTACGTTGAGTGTGATTTTCATAGGTTCTCCTCTATGTGTTGTTTACGGGTTTACGGTGCTGTTACGTCACGAACCCATGTGCCACCAGTGAAGGTGACGTCAACTGTGGCAAGTTCGCCCACGGTTGAGTTGATTGGGGTGAAGTCAGCGAGCATGCAGTTCGTGATGACATACTCAGGGTTTGACGCGGACTCGGTTGTGCCTGATGGCGAGATGGTCAAGATGGTGGTGCCAGTGCCTACGCAGGAAGCGAGGATGGCCTCAACTTCGGCAGCGCCGTAGGACAAGAACAGCGTCATTGAGACTTCCACGTTTTGAAGTCCGCCAGTGAAGCGGTGTCCTGTGTCGCCGAAAGCGGTGGACTCAAGGGAGTCCTGACCAATCATGACCGAGACGGCATTGGCTTGGTCGCTGAGGTCTGTGGTGGTAGCACCCTGCGTGATGTTGATGGTGGCATTCGAGAGGAATGTTGTTGTAGCCATGAGGGCTCCTTTGTTAGTTGCGCCGTACGGCTACGGCAACGGTTAAGTCATAAGAGGGCAGGTCTTGCCCCCCGATGGATACGAGGCCCGGACGGAGATCCGTAACCGCGATTGGTGAGTTCATTATTTGGTCGGCGATTGTCATGAGGTAGTCGCCTGCGTCTTGGTTGCCCGGTGGCGGTGCAAGGACGCGGAGTCGTAGGTCAATGTTCCCCACGTTGTATGTAAACGCTGTGACCGTTGGCAGTTCAATCAGAACCGACAGGGGGCGAGCGTTACGAGGGTCTGTGATGGGCACAAGACCGAGCGTGGTGAGTTGGGTCTTGCAGGCGTTTACGGCTTCGTAGAGGATGCCTGACACGGCCATTAGGCGACCTGTGCCCTGCCACAGCCGAGCAGCTGCATAATGCGGTGAAGCGTCACTGGCATAGGCAAGTTGCCCATACCGTCAAAGCCTCCGTACGAGTCACCTGAGGTTCCGCGTTCGCGGTACAGGGTTGCTGCATACATGGTGGCACCGAGTTCGACATCAGCACTGGGGACTGTGCCCTGTGCGTCTGTGTAGCCAGCCTCACGGCGTTTACGGAAGCACCATGCGTTAGACGCGCTGACACACTTAGCCACAAAGGCTGTGTCGTTAGCGGTAGCCACGTCAATGCCCAACCATGACAACACCAGCGCCGAAGTCGTCCACGTTACGGAGACGGTGTACGTGACCGTTCCCGTTGCTGTGTCGTAAACAACGTTCGAGCCAGTGTTGGCATAGATGATCTGATTCGGCTTAGACACGTCATAGTCAAACTCGAGGATGCCGTACTCGTCAACGCGGACAAGTTCGTAAGGCTCGATAGAGATGACGGTTTGCGAACCATTGAAGGTTGTGTCAACCACGCCAGCGACAGTGATGGTGTCACCGGGCTGAACCTCGGCAAGGGTCAGGGTCTGCACGGCTGCGAAGTTGTCAACGCGCGCAGCGTAAACAATTTGACTAACAGACATACAGACCCTTTCCCTACTACCTAGTTGATTATGTGAGTTTGACGAACTTGGTTGCGTCAATCATCAGCGTTGCAAACGTGCCTGAGAAACTCAGAACACGAGAGAGCGTTGATGGTGATTCCAAAGTAAGGGCCCCACGTGCCTGCTCAAAGATTTCGAAGCCTGATGGATCTCCAACGATGACGGTGTCGGCAGCGAAGTTGCGGTCAACAACAGTAACGAGGCCGAAAGCCATGCCACCGAAGGTTGATGCGTTTGCTGTGCCAAGTGCGTTCATTGGGCCAATCTCTGGGAACAACGGACGGCCTGTGGTGTCAACCAACTGACCAAGCGCTGCATACATGTTTGGCGAAAGGAACAGATGGGTTGGCAAGTTGCCGTTCGAGTTCGTCAAGATTGTTGACGCAGCTGCGTAGATGTCGGCAACCCACTCAGCAGGTGAGGTTGGGTCGGTCAACACTGCGGACTGTGTCACGCCAGCAAGAAGGTTGTCGGCTGCAACGTTGTCGGTGGTGTTCGCATAGATGCGTCCCATGTCGTCAAGGATGAGCGACACAACTGCTGGGTCTGTCCACTCTTCGTCCTGAAGGCTCAAGTTGACATAGCCACCGTAGGTGCCCTTTGTAACTTGGTTGTCGGTGACAACGTATGTGCCTGACTGGAGTGCTGCGTTTTCAGCAGACTGTGCAGCCATGGAAACATGGGTTGTGACCTCGGGACGGATAAAGACCTTGCCTGAGCCGGGCATTGCCTTAGCGCCGATTGCGTCAACTACTGGACGGCGTCCAATGAAGTTGTTGTAAACAGGCTGGACAATTGGCAATGGCAAAACGCCGGGTGTGTCAGAGGTTGTCACGTCAGGTGCAGCAGCTTGAAGTGCTGCGGACATGTCAAGCCACTGTGATCCGCCAGCCATAGCGGCAGCGATGTACTCGGCAGCGGTAGGCAACTTGACCTCACGCTTTGCAGCCGCGAAAAGCGGTGCGGTTGGGACGATTTCAGCCGAAGCCTCAACCGTTGGGGTTACTTCAGACATGGTTTCCTCCTCAGGAATGTCTAGGGGTTGGGGTTCGACAACTTCTTCTTCTGACTCTTCGTCAGGCTGGGAAGCAGCGATTTCTGTGATGACCGCATCTGCAAACGCAGGTTGTGCGACCAACGAGATTTCAACGAGGTTTGCCTTGGAAACAACCATCGTTCCGTTCTTGTCGTACTTGAACTTCACGGGGATAGCGCCAACACTTACGGAGTCGTAAGCGCCAGCCTTCACGAGTTCAATGGCCTCATCAGAGGCGCGAGTGTTAGCAAACTTTGCTGTAAACAACAGACCCTCTTCGGCCTCTACCAGTTCGGTGACAACTCCACGCAACTGCGTCATGTCGTGACCCTCAAGAAGTTTGGGGGCTTTAGCGTTTACATCGAAAGCGCCACGCTTAAAAGCAACGGCCTCACCCGAGGACACCACTGCTGGAGTGTCCCAAGGAACAGCCACACCCGTGATTGTTCGGGGGCTGTCCTCGCCAGCAGCGGCATCCAAGGTGACAGGCACTGCTACAAACTCAATTTTCACAATTCATCATCCGTTTCGTTATTGGGCATTCCGTCAGGGGAACGGTCTTCAGATCCTTCGTAGTCCTCGATGTCAAACTCGACAAACCGATTTCGTGGCAAAACTTGAGCACTGGAAAGGGTTTGCTCAATGCAATCCATGTAGATACGAGCGCCGAAGAGGTACAAGTCCTGACGCGCTTGCTGTGCGTTTTGGTAAGTCATCGATGCACCCTCTTGTGGGGCGGACACCATGTAAGCAGGGACATTGCAGAGGCGAGCCATCTCAAGGCTTTGATACTTGCGCTGATCCGCAATCACTTCCTGCGGTGAATGGTTGAACTCTTTGAACTGCACTTGACGCGACAACGCGCCGATGGCGTTCTGTTTACGGGCTGCAGCCCACGCCGAAGCAAGCGAACCAAGGTCATCGCCTGACATGTCTTCTCCGTCAATCTGCTGAAGGTAGCCCGGCACGGTTTCAAGTGCTGCGTAACGGTCGGCTGCTTGGTCAAGATAGATGCTCGTGTTTATAGCGCGCTGACCAGTCTTCAAGATGCCCTCGATAGGGCTGATGAACTGGATGACGTTGTTTACATCAAGTTTCTGACCGTTGAACTCCAACTCGTCAGATGGGCCGTAGAACTGTGGAATACCTGACTGCTGGGTACTGGACACGTTTGCAGCTGGGAGCCATGTAAACGATGCAGGCAACCCGGTGGAATAGCGAGTCTGCACATAGGCATAGGCAGCGCCGTAGAAATACATGTCCGAGAAAATGTTTACATAGAAGAACGAGCGCGACACCTTAGGGTCGGGCTGTTCCATCCAAGGCTCCAACGGCAGATAGACCTCGTCATAGTCTGTTCCGTTCCACTGCTTGGAGTAGTGCTTCAGACCGACCGAGCCGATAATCCCTGCGAGCAGGTCGCGCGAGCGTGACACGGTAGGAATACCGAGCGCGCGTACTTCAGCAGAGCCAGTCTGATACGCAATGAAGTTGCCCACATAGGACGAGCCAGCTGCAGCCTGCACAGGTGCAGATGCGAAAGCAGCGGTTTCAACTTTGCGTGAGAAAATACCCATCTCTTGGGAGTCTTACATAAGTTTGTTGCAAATGCAACTATCTAGAAGAACCCATGCTTGGTTTATTTGCGTGACCCGGTCGTGACACCATTGCCACGGCAACGATGAGACAACGGCAAGCCTCGATAGGGCCTGGACTTCTTTGACTCGAGATGCTTAGCGCGCCACCCTGACCGCGAATAAGTACCGCCCTGTTTACATGCTCGGACAACAACACCTCGCCAGTGTGCTTGACCCTGTCCTCGTTTATCAGACCCTTGACGGTACTTGTGTACTTGTTGATTTCGCCGTAGCCCCACTGCACCGTTCTGCGCTGAAACTTCTCGGGCGTATGAATAAACAGGCTCGGAGTAATCGCAAGTTGGGTTTTCGGTTCACGCTCCAGTGCCTGTGTGATGTGTTCCCACATCTCAGCAATGGACTCGGTCTGAAACTCAACACTGGCAACAATGTCGCCGTCCGTGTTTTTGCGACACCACACCCCAACATATTTCGAGTCGTCAACAGCGGAATCAACAGCCAGCACCGAAGTCGTGCCATCCCATTCGGTGTTTACAGTTTGACGCTTTGCCCACTGCCCCGGCGGAAGCCAAGACGAAGCAGCAGAAACCCACATGTTGCAATGAGCGCGAAGCCACTGGGAACGATCAGGGGAGG